TCCGTGTTTGTCATCACACCAGTAAAAGGAGAGACACACATCACATCCATCGCGATGGACATTGAAAAGATAAACGACACGCAGGTAAAAAGCACGGTGTACATCAACGGCATCGATGCAAACACGTTCAACTACAAAACACTTATCAATTCGTTTGGTCAAACATACGGAGGGTATAAGCAGATGTATCGGTTGTACAATGGTGAGCGCACCACGCCAACAAGCATGAATGTTTACGGAAGCACGATTGACATCGGCTTAAATCCAACTGAAGATAGCACATTGAATCTACGTGCTGGTGGTGAGAATGCGTATGATGTCAACAACCAAACGCTTACCTTCAATCCATCACTTGTTGACGAGGCAAAGCTTCTTGCGTACATGGAGTTTCTACCTGCTAATGGCAAGAATGAAAACACGGGCAAGTGGTTATCTTTAGAAACAGGCGAGGAATCATTTTATTGATTATATTAGCCGCGGTGATACATAGCATAAGTTTTAGGTTAAAAGTGATTAAAAAGAAAGGCCCAAACGTGGGCCTTCTTTTTTTACCAAAAAACTAAAAAAATCAAAGGATGCATGCACGAACGTAATCGGCTATGTTCATCTTCGAGGCTTTTGCATTTTTAACCACGGCTTTGTATTGCTTCTCGGTTAAACGTGCTGATACTTTTTTTGCGAGTGTGTCTGCTGCTTTCATAATAGTAGTAATTTTTTACATGGCTAAGATAAGGCGAAGTGTTGGATGTAACAAAACATTGATTTTGCTACTATACCCAAATATCCAACAATGTCGAATATCAAAGAACAAATCAAATCCGTATTTAATAAGTACGGCATCGACCCATCTAGCGTTGGTATCAAGTTCGAAGAAGAAACTGCTGCATCTGAAGCACCGGCAACGGAGTTGAAGTTTGCAGTAGAAGGCACTTTGGCTGATGGTACTAAAATCTATTCTACCGCCAGCGAATGGACGGTTGGTGTAGACATCTACACACAAGACGCAGAGGGCAATCCAGTTCCAGTCCCAGCAGGTGAATACTTGCTAGAAGATGGTGTGACCACTGTCTACGTAGGCGAAGATGGAATGGTGTCTGAAATCTCACGCGAAGAACAATCTACTGAAATGAGCAGCGAAGACCTCGTAGCCGTAATTGGTAATTTGTCTGAGCGCATTGCCGCACTAGAAGTTGAAAAGACTGAACTAGCTGCGCAAGTTGAAAACGCTAAGAAGGATGCAGAAGCACTTAAGACTGAACTCGCTTCAGTTAAGAAAGCACCTGCCGTTCCTTCTGTAAAGTCACAAGAATTCAAAAAGAATGTTGCACCTGTGGTTGCATCGAATGGTAATTCATTCAGCGACTTCATGGAAAACATTCGCTCCAAAAAAGTTAATTAATTCACCTCATAATTCTATTTAAAAATGCCAACAACAACTTCACTCACCACCACCTATGCAGGTGAATTAGCTGGTGAAATCGTAGCAAAAGCTTTGTTGTCTAACGTATCAACTCAGTACGTTACAATGAAGCCTAACGTACCTTACAAATCAGTAGTACGTAAAATTGATGACACTGTAACTTTTGCCGCTGCCGCTTGTGACTTTACCCCAACAGGTACTATCACTTTGACTGAGCGCATCTTGACCTTGGAAGAGTTTCAAGTTCAACGCCAAATCTGTAAGAAAGACTTCTTCATTGACTGGACAACTGCCGATGTAATGTCAGGTCGTGTAAATACCCAAATCCAAGACGCTATCATTGGTCGTTTGGTAGGTGGTATCGCAGCGGCTAACGAGACTATCATGTGGTCAGGTGTTAACGCAACAGCTGGTCAATACGATGGTTTTGAAACTTTGATTAAGGCAGGTGGTTCAGGTGCTGTATCTGCAGGTTCAGGTGCATTGTCTGACACTAACATCATCGCAACTATTTGGGATGTAATCAACACTGCTCCTGCAGCCGTTAAAGGTGCTGCTGAGAAGCCTGCACTTTACATGGGGCAGGCTGCATGGGAAGCCTACATGCAAGCACAAATCGCTGCTGGCAACGGTTGGTACTTGACAGGTGGTCCAGAGGTATCACGTCGCTTCGTAGGTATGTACGAAATCTACGTATGTCCGGGTATGACTGCAAACAATATCATCTTCTCACAACCTAGCAACTTGATGCTTGGTACATGGCAAGAGAACCAAATGAACGAAGTGTTCATCTTGGACATGCAGAACTTGGATGGATCGCAGAACGTACGCTATGGCGCACGCTTCTACCTCGGAGCGCAGATTGCAGTTGCTGAGGACATCACCTACTGGGGAGCATAATTAATAATTAAGGGGGTGTAACAGCCCCCTTTAAACTCTTAAAATATACATAGCTATGGCTTGTGAATTAACTACAGGTTTTACACTCGGATGCCTTGAAGGTATCGGAGGTGTTAAAGAAGTTTTGATTGCTAACTACGATGACTTCACATCGGGCATTACTTATGATGCCGTAACAGGTGAAGTGGACGGATTGCCTACGGCTACTATCTATCGTTACGTTCCATTCCGCAATAGCGGCTCATACATTGAGACAGTAAACAAAAACTTGGAAACAGGTACACTTTACTTTTCTCAAGAAGTGGGTTGGACTTTTGGTAAGTTGAACCAAGACATGCGTAACGAATTCTTGCTTGTAGCAAAGGCTAAGATGATTGTATTTGTACGTACCAATGATGACCAAATCTTGTTGGTAGGTGCAGGCGAAGGTTCGCAGCTTACCGCAGGTTCTGTTCAGTCAGGACAACAGAAGGCTGATTTGATGGGTTACCAAGTGACAACTACTGCTGAGGAGCTTGCTCCAGCGGTACACCTTGAGCCATTCACTTCAGTACCTTTCGACAATTTCGCAGGTATTACTGTAAGCCCTGCTTACTAAGAAGGTTTCCGTTGTGTTCTTGTTGTATAGAGAAGGGGCAGGTTTTTGACTTGCCCCTTTTTAAATAAAGTAGCATGATATATTTACAAACTGACACACCAACACAGCAAGTGTTTCTATCACTTGACGAGGCACGTCAATACTTTGCCACACCATATACGGACTATTTGATTGTGCTAACGCATGAAGAGAATAGCACCACGGGCAACGACCTTGCACAGGTTGCAACCATCCTAAACGAGAATACACGAATCACACAACTTGAAATTACAACCGTTGGCCTTACCTTAGCAGGCAGATACAGGTATGAAGTGTACGGCCAAAACTCTAATAGTAATACTAACCCGGCAAGTGGTGTTGTTATTGGTTTGGTGGAGCGTGGTTACGCTGTGCTAAATCAGAACACGACTTGGTTTGATGTGCCTGTTGTAACAATACCAAATGACATTATCTATGAACCCTAACGAATCGAATATAGTATCATTGAAACTTAGCGAATACGTAGCTAAGTCAGATGCGGAGAAGGTAGACCGCAAAGGTTGGGTGAACTATGGTGACCAAAACGACTTTCCGCAATACCTCCGTGATCTATCCCACGAATCACCAGTCCATGGTAGTTTGGTTGTTGCCATTGGTGACATGATAGCCGGGAAGGGAATTAAGTCGGAGCAATACCAAGCAGAACTGGATGCACTAGACATTAACCGCCTAACGTATGCAGCATCGCATGACTTGAAGTTGTTTGGTGGTTTTTATGTTGAAGTGATTTGGAGCAACGACCGCACGATGATATCAAAACTAAATCCGATTCCGTTTGAAGAGTGCCGCATTGCGGTGAATCAGGATGACGATAGTGAGATAGGCATCTTCCATAGCTACGATTGGAGCAACACACGCAAGAAGCGCAACACGCCTGAATTCATTCCCAAGTATAACTACCTCACACGCGAGGCAGAACCTCGCCAAATCTATTGGTGCTTTACTTACACAGGTAGTGACACATACCCACGCCCCGACTATTGGTCTGCTATCAACTACATTGAGTTAGATAAGCAGATTTCCATCTTCCATATCAACCAAATTAGCAACGGACTTTTCCCTTCAACCATTATCAACTTCTACAACGGGCAAGCAACGCCTGAGCAGAAGCAACAGATGATGATGGATTGGGAGAATAAGATGAGTGGCGCACGTAACGCAGGTAAGGTGGTTATGTTCTTCAACGAACGTGACCAACCAAAGACTGAGATAACGCCATTCCCTGTAAACGATGCGGACAAGCAGTACCAATTGATGGATACTACCGCAACGCAGAAGATAATCACTGCGCATCGTGTTACTACGCCACTTCTTTTCGGTATTCGCGAG